GCCTTGCACAAGTAAACACTACCGTAGCCAGCCTGCAGGATCCTATTACACTAATTAATAGGGGCGCAGATACAGCCAATGTTGATGTTGGCTTTGTTTTTAATAGAGACGGTGGATCTAACTCTAATGTGGCCATAATATGGGATGAAACCAATGATATTTTTACCACGGTTTTTACTGATAGCACCGGCGGCACAAACAGTAATATTAACGTTGTAAACTTTGCTAACCTAAAAATAAACAATCTTTTTGCTAATATAGGTGGCGGCACCTCGCAAGCAAACATATATGTCACAGGTTCTTTATTACCAAGTGCAAATGTAACTTATGATTTAGGATCTGCTACTAACCGATTTAAAACTTTGTGGTTGGCAGGTAATACTTTGGACATAGGTGGCGAAACTATTTCTGTTGGCGAAAGCGGTACCTGGAACTTTAGTAGCAACGGCACCGTGATCAGTTTAGGGCATTCTGCCCCCTTTAACCCTGTATCGATAAACAGTACAAGCGGTACCTTTACCATACTCACGACTACTGGTACAACAGTTTTAGCTAATACAAGCGGTAACACAGTAGTAGCATCAACTACTCAAAGTACCGGAGCCACATTGGGTGCCTTGGTTGTAAAAGGTGGTGTAGGTATAGCCAAAGATCTTTGGGTGGATGGCAATTTGATTGTAGCAGGAACATCTACTACACTCAATACTGCAACTTTGGATGTGACTGATCTCAATGTTACATTAGCCAAAGGTGCTCCAACTGCGTTTGCTGCTGATGGTGCCGGAATTACCATTGATGGCGCTGGTGCCACGTTGTTGTACAACAATGCAAATGATGCTTTTGATTTTAATAAAGTTGTACGTGGACCAGGGTTGTATCTTACAACAGCAAATGTTACCACAGGAAACATAGTCACAGCTGATGTAGTGACACTTAATGCATCAACGGGTAACATAACTACTCTCACTGGTTCAACTGTAAATGTGCAGTCCACCACATCAACGGTGTTGAATGTAACAACTGCCAACATTGGATCAACAATCACAGCCAGTGGCAATATTGTTGCTGCATCGGGAACAGAAAGTGTAAGCACTACTACTGGTGCAGTAGTTGTTGTTGGCGGTGTTGGTGCCAGCGGCAATGTTACTGCATCAAAATTGTACACCGGCGGCGGATTATTTTGGTCGGCAAACGGTGTCAGTGCGCTATCAGCAGCAGGTACTACAGCAAGCACAAGCCCACCTGGCAGTGCCAAATACGGTGACTTATGGTACAATACCGCCACCGACGTGGTATATCAATATCTAAATGATGGTGTTAGTGACTACTGGATTGATATATCATCACAGACTATTGCAGCCAATACATCAAATGTTGTTAGTGGTAATTTAAGTATCACTGGAACATATCAAGTTGGTGGCAAACAAGCTGTCAATGGTCCTGCTTTTAGAGCCTACATAGCTACTGAACAAGCGATCACTTCGGGCAGTCAACAAAAAGTAACATTTGGTACAGAAACATTTGATACTAACAGTAACTTTAGTTCAAGCCGCTTTACTCCTACCATAGAAGGCTATTATCAACTCAACGCCACAGTTCGTATTGAAGGTAATTCAGGCACAGGCGAGTGTATGATCACTATATGGAAAAACGGCAGTGAATATGCTCGTGGCACCAATGAACAAGGCACTGAACAAGGTGCAAACTGGTATTCAATGCAGGTATCAGACTTGGCCTATGCCAACGGCACTGGAGACTATTTTGAGATTTATATACAACAAGGCAGTGGTGGCAATAGAAATACAACTGCTGGCACAAACATCTCGTACTTCAGTGGCGCCATGGTAAGAGGAGCATAAGGATAAACAATGGCATTTCCAACAACACCAACAAACGGCCAAATTGCCACAGTAAACGGAATAACATTTTCCTATAGCTCGTCTACAAACAGCTGGACCAGAGTAAGCAGTGCTTTATACAATATCGCAAACATTGTTATTACCAGTAATGCCAACGTAGGTAATCTCAATGCAATCAACAATGTAACTGGTAGTACTGGTAATTTTAGTGGCAATGTTTTTGCTGCAGGCGTAGTAGGAACTACCTACTACGGTCAGATCAACTTAGGTACTACCAGTGTCAACTTAGATCGTACAAGCGGAAGTCAAATCCTTAATGACGTGGGTATTGGTGGCACTGCCGCCACTGCAACTGTTGCTATTAATAATCAAATTACAGCGAATACCAACGCCGGTACAGCCTACATAACATTTGTAGACAAAACTTCTGGCAATGCAGGAGAAAATGCAACAACCAGCCTGACATTTAATCCAGCAACAGGCAATATTACTGCACAAGGCATGTTTACTGCCACTGGCGTATATTGGGCAGGAAATGGCGCAGCATTTGCTTCTGCACCTGGCGGAACCACTGGGCAAATACAATTTAACAATGCTTCAACATTTGATGGTGCTGCAGGTTTGACATATTTTCCAGTATCAGGGAACTTGTATCTCTCTACAAATACTCAATCTACCAGCGTTACTACCGGAGCATTAGTAATTGAAGGTGGACTGGGATTAGATTCTAATTTGTATATTCAAGGCTCTGCAGGAAATTCAATTGTGGCCACTGGTAATGTAAATGTACGTGGTAATCTTGTTCCATTTGGTTGGGCATCGGGATCAGGTAACATTGGCAGTCCAGGCCGAGCCTGGAACACAGTATTTGCTCGAGCCACATCAGCACAATACGCCGACTTGGCAGAAAATTATCTTGCCGACAGCGAGTATTCACCCGGCACAGTTTTAATTTTTGGTGGTGATCAAGAAGTCACAGTAACTGAACTATCACACGACACAAGAGTTGCTGGCGTTGTGTCAACTGAGCCAGCATATTTGATGAATTCTATGAATGGCAACGTACCAGTCGCTTTAACTGGAAGAGTTCCTTGTTTTGTACGAGGACCAGTCTTTAAAGGAACACTCTTGGTAACAAGTGATATACCAGGTGTGGCCGAAGCCATGTCCAACAGCTTATATAGACCAGGTTGCATAATTGGTAAAAGTTTAGAAGAAATACAAACAAACGAAATACGAACTATCGAAGTTGTAGTAGGGAGAGTATAATGCAAAAATTAACTAAAATTTATAGAAAAGATTATCGTGGTGAAGATGTTGTAGTTGATAGAATTTACAAAAATTCAACTTGGAATCCGCGGTCCGAATTTGTGCCTAAGGCATTTAATTTTACTCCCGAACAACCTTCTGCAGTTGTTATTGGTAACGGGATATCAAGATTAGATTTTGATTTACGTATTTTCTTAGAATATAGAGAAGGAAACTTTGCAAATTGGAAACCAGCATCTATTAGAAGAAAATTTTATACCTACGGATGCAATGCAATTTTTAGAGATTATGTAACAGACTTTATAGCAATTACAGGCGAAAATTTATTAGACGAATTTGTAAACACAGAACAAAAAGAGGGTGTTATTGCTTATGCAAATAATCAATTTTTATATAGACATCCGTCTAAATTTAGTTTAATACCTCAAAATCCTAATTATAACAGCGGGGCTATAGCTGCCTATTTGGCCGCTTTTGATGGACATCGTAAAGTTTACATGTTAGGATTTGATGGCAACGATACACCAAATTATAATTATAATGTTTATGCTGGCACATCATATTATCCTAAACTACACGAAAACGTTCAAGAAGATTTTTGGGTCAGAAGTTTATCTGCAGTTATGAAAGTTTATAATGATACAGAATTTGTAAGAGTCATGTCAACAAGTAACACACGGATTCCTGAAGCATGGAAATATTTTACAAACTTTAGACAAATTAATTTCAATCAATTTGCATCTGAGGTTGGTTTATAACTTGTTCTACCGTTTTGATTTTATCAATTATTGATTTAAAATTGAATGTACGCCACACTCCAGGATGTAACGGCTTAGGATGATCTTCTATACTGGTCCATGCGTAACCTCGATGTTCTATATTTAATTTTGGTATGAACTCATCATTGACTATAATCAAATAGGTGTGATACTCGAAATTATTTGTATCACTGGTAAATTTTTCTAAAGGAATAACTTTAGTAAACTCAATATTACCAATTTCTTCAACAATTTCTCTGTGTAATCCTTCTATAGGGGTTTCATATTCCTCTAATCCACCACCAACCAGGCCCCATGATCCAGCATGTCTTTTTTGATTACGTAATAAAAAAAGATATCTTTGAGTTGCCTTGCTATAAATTAAAGCACCACATCCTATATGATTAGACTCCACTCGCCACCTCGATATACACCTTCAACACTTTTGACCCATTCACTGCCTGTCCATCTATATTGAACATTTGTATTAGTGTTGGTTAAATATTCAATACCGTTGCTATCAGCACTATCAAATACTTTGATCCATCTTGTACCATCATATTCAATTATGTCATTTTGATAGGCTACCACCGTACCCCATTCGCTATAGAACTGATTTTCTTCAGCACCTATGTTGTCTGTGAGCAAATACCTTGTTCCTATAGCAGGAGTTAATAAAGTGCTGTCTACATCAACATTAAGCGGATTTATAATTGCACTTACTGGATCCAATGTATTTGATGGCATGGTATCCTCAATTGGAGTAAACAAAAGAATATTTGGATCAGATGGATGGTATGTAATCGATCCTATAAGTTCGTTACCAGTAGGCAACTCAATCCTGATTTCGCTTTGGCCTGTAACTAATGTACCGTAGATATCTATAAATGCACGCCAAGTATCAGGAGGATCTACTTTGGTAATATTTGATTCATTGCTGACAACTTCTTGCGGTTTTAACAATCTCAATTGATTACCCGAATAAAAAATGCCATAATTCATAGGCGTAACTCTAACTCTACTGACCAAATTTGACAGAACAGTTTCCTCACTGAAAGCACCTTGTTCGTCATATATATTTGCAATAAATTTTTGTATCACACCCAAACGTTTTACCTTGGCTGGCGCACTTATCCAAATTGGCATTTCAAAAGTCAAAGTTGCTACATCAATTGGTTCTTCGGTACTTGTTGGAATAGTACGCGAACTCCACATCATTTCTGTCAATTGAACATAGGTTAAGCTTGCCCAATCAATGTAGTTATCGGTACTTTGAATTTCTAAACTTGGGTTAAACAAAATTGCCAATTGTTCTATAATTTGCATTTTTTGTTCGGTATTGCTTGTCCATATATCTAACTTGACCGAAAGTTTGTATGGAACTGGCATTAATCGTTCAATGGTATAACTATCTCCTTGATTTGAATTGTACATACCAGTGTCGGAATCAAATTCACGTTCACGCAGGTGCATCTTACTAACAAAGTTTGGCTCTTGCATACGAGATTGATCGTAATTTAGCCCATCAATATAAACAGCCATTGCGGGTACAGCATTTAGTGTGTTCTCGCTATTGCCTTTTAATATAACAGCGGCCTGTCTGCTTTGATCACCGTAATATACAGGAACACGTTGCAGAGATTTTACTCCTTGACTATTTTTGCCAAATTCAACATCAATTCCGCTAACAATTCGCATGAATTGAACTAAGAATCTTCGTAACTGACCATCATAAAAAAATTGTTGTGCCATTAGTTATCTGCCTTTGGTCGCAATGCTTGACTTAGACTTTGTCTAATAGTCACGTTGCCTGTGTTGTTAACGTATGTTTCGGTGTTATTAACAAAACTACTACGTTGTGTTTTGTTATCTGAACCAAGTGTTAGGGTGGTTCTCACATTGTCTTCTATCTTGACCCAACGACGCCCGTCCCATCTGAACAATCTATTGGGCAAATAATCTGTTCGTAAAGCATAATCACCAACTTGAGGATTAGTTGGAAATGCAATACCGGTGGTCATTGGAAGGCCATTTGGCGGTCCACCGTCACCGGTAAGATATCCCTTGACCACATCATCAGGACTTAATACCGCAATATCTGATCCTATTACATTAGTGTCGCCAGTTACTGTATTGTTATCTGTGGTAATCCCAGCAGGATCGCCTGGCAGCTCATTTGGTGTTTTAGATTTGATATACAAATGACTTATATCATAGCCACTATAAGGTACATTGGTTTCGGCTTCTTCAAGAATAGCATTGTTTATAGTTTGATATTTGTTGATTATACTTGAAACTGATCCCAATGATATATTACCAGATGTTGGATCGCCCTCGGGCGCATCAATTTTGATCTGATTAAGTATATCTTTGTATTCTTGGCTGTCTGTTAGCGGATTAATCTTGCAACGCCACAGGTGCGGCCACCAAGTTGGGCTGAATCCTTCTGAGGCGTTATTGCAATCACTTATTACATAAAATCTTTTTAGTGCTACAGGCAAACTGTCATCCAATGGATTGTAATCTTTAAGGTGCATTAGTTCAATAACATCCCCAGGCATAAGCTTACGCCCTATGGTTTCAATCATGTCATTGATATGAAAAACAATAAACAACGTACCTGTCTGCAAGAACATACCAAATTGACTTAGGTCAAACGTTACATCTTGTGTCTGATAGATACCACGCATGGCATACACACTGGTATCATATTTTCTATCTCTATTTTCTAAGAAAAATAGGTCCTGAATATTTTGTGCGCTTTGATTTATATAACTGGGTTTACTTGCATTTTCGTAAAATTTAACGGTAGACCCGCCGGCAAGCGTAGACGTAGTATTTGTACTAAGTGTAATGGTGTTTGCAGTTTTTGCGATGACGGTTGTATTTGCTGCTACACCTGTGCCAACAACAAAGTTTCCAAGCATAACATCGCTGGTACTATTAAAACTCAGTACTGGTCCAACATTAGCTTGAGACACAGAAGTTGTCTTTACTGTATTTTGTTCATTTGTACCAAGATATTTGTGCACCAAAATACCTGTACCGCCGAGGGTAAACATTTCGCTTATTCGGCGATCAAAAAATTTGTAGTCGTTGCTATGACGTCCGTCTTTCCAAAGTGATAATCTTGGCACAATTGTATCCTGTTATTTTATATTTAGCGGGCACCAAAATTGACACAAATTAGGTTAAGCTATATAATATTATTATGAGCGAATTTAATTCTATACAAGATTGGAACGACATAGAAACTCAAATCAAGCGTTCAATGTGGGCTCTATACAATTTACAGAACAAGCGCCAACTCGAACGAATGTATAAAAATGTAATACAAAGCATTACAGAATTGAGTCGATCTGACGTAGATAGACGCCGTTTTGGACATAGTGTAAAGTATGACGAGCAGTTAGCAAAAGTACAACAAGAGTTGCAAGAATTGCAATCCTGGCTTATGTTTGCAACACTACTTGACGAAAAACCCGAAGAGTAGTATAATAACATTTTGCACAGTCAAAGGAGCCCGTAATGGCTACAGCACAAAGCGTTAAAGCACCCAAAAAAGCACCTAAAAAAACTCGCGATCCATTGTTTGCAGATGAAAAGTACACTGGTGGCGAGCCAGTGTGGGACACCGAACGTGCGCTAAAAATGTCGCAGGAAGAATTTGATCATTTCCTGCGTAAAGGGTTTTTTTATTACAATTATTTCTATGTACAAAAAGATCTTAAAAAACATGCAGTAAGTTGGATGCAAGAACAAAAATACAGCAAAGCAGATGTTTCTGCTTTTATCCGCAGTCCTGATCGCGCTATGTGTATGACAGCATACAGCCTTCTAATGTCACACAAGCAAGGTATGCCATTCCGCGAAAAAGAATTAACTTATTTTAAACAGCAAATACACAATGCAATTAATTTGGCGGATGCTGAGCCGGCAGAAACGGTCACTGGAGCCAAACCCTCAGAGTCTGTTGCAGCAGTTAAGATACCAACAATTCAAGACAGACTAAATGAAAAAACAAGCGAGCATTTGGCACATTTTGAAGGTTTGTATGATGAAGTAATACTTGGTGAAACTGTTGATCCCAAAGCCTATGAGTATTTGGTATCTAACACAGTACCACAAAGTCAAATAAAAAAGTTTGAAGATTTGTTTATGCGTAGAAAAACTGAACTTGGCGAAGCGTTGGGTAAGCTGGATGAACAAGTGGCGGAAGCATACAAACATTACAAGGCAGCAGATTTTAAACGGCACCATGCTTTTATTCAAAGTATACTGGATGCGCTTGACCAATATCGCAGCGTCAAGAAAGCTACCAAAAAAGCCAGGGTAAAACGTGCGCCCAACAAAGAAAAAGTTGTGTCTAAACTAAAGTATATGAAGGAAGAAAAGACTCTCAAGCTGGTGAGTATCAATCCAGTTGATATTATCGGCTCACAAGAGTTGTGGACATACAACACCAAAACTCGTAAACTGTACAAGTACATTGCCGACAGCTTGCACGGACCGTTGGGTATAAAAGGCACCAGCCTAACCGGATTTGATGAAGCCAAATCTGTAGGTAAAACTTTGCGTAAACCCGATGAAAAGCTCAAGGAGTTTGGCCGAGCCAGCAAGGTACAGCTACGCAAGTTCTTGGACGAAATCAAAGCCACAGAAACTGTGGGTAACGGACGTATCAATGCTGATATGATTCTGCTTCGAATCAACTAAGAGCAAGGTGGTCTGGTAAATACACTATCAGGACACCCAAATGGCCACAGCAGATACAACCAACTTTTACGCCAATGGCGTAATGATTACAGACAGTCTTTACAATCCAGTTACTGGAACAGGCACTGGGCACATTGCCTATGATCCCAACGAAACACTCGGGAACATTTCTGCGCCCGAACTTGACACAGTCAATAATAAACGTACCGAAATCACGGACTATATTAGACTGCGTTTAGCCGACGGTATAGTAGACGTAGAATTAGATAAAGAGCATTATGATTTAGCCATTAACCAAGCTCTTATCAAATATAGACAACGTGCCGCCAACAGCCAAGAAGAGTCTTACGCTTTCTTAAAACTAAAACCTGAAACACAAGAATATATATTACCCAACGAAGTTATGGAGGTACGTGCTGCCTATCGCAGAGGTATAGGATCAGTTACTGGTACTACAGCCAGCCAATTTGAGCCATTTAGTTCCGGGTACCTAAACACCTACATGCTTGTAGCTGGCAGAGTGGGCGGACTGTTAAGCTATGAACTATTTGTTGATTATCAGAAAATGTCAATGAAGATGTTTGGCGGATACTTAAATTTTTATTTTAATAAAACAACTAAAAAGTTAACTCTTATACGTAAAATTCCATATGCTGGTGCAAATCAACAAGAAGAACAAATGGAAGATTGTTTGCTGCACATATACAATTACAAACCTGACAGCATGTTGTTAAACGATTTCCAAGCGTTTCCTTGGATCCAAGAGTATGCATACAGCTTTGCCAAACGTATCCTGGGCGAAGCAAGAGAAAAGTTTGGCAGTATTGCAGGGCCACAAGGCGGAACGCAACTGAACGGTGCCAGTTTAAAAGCAGAAGCAGTAAATGAAATTACCGAATTAGAAAAGCAACTGTTAGACGCAGTAGATGGCTCTATTCCTACGTCAGCATTTTTTGTTATAGGTTAACATGAAAATCAAAGACATTATCATTGAGCAAAAAGGTGTGTTAAAAGATCGGGCACGATTGGCCACACGTGGGTTAAATAAGTTCTCAGACGCAAAAAAATGGAACGGCGATTACACACTTTATAGACTTGGTTTGGCGTTGGCGTCCACAGACGGTAAAGAAATGCCAGATGTTGACGAAGAATCTTGGATTGGTAAGTGGAAACTGGCAGCACCCTATACTCAAGCTGAGCAAGACATGCTAAACTTGGCATACAAAGCAGTGGATGCAAATGTTGAAGATATGAATCACGGAGATATGAAAAGTCAAGAATGTCACACTGTGAACAAATCCAGTCCGGTAGCTGTAAACAAAAAGAACAAATATGGTGTTTGACTTGTGCTTAAAAATAAATTAAAATGCTCCTTAGGGGGCATTTTTTATGATCATAGGTATTACAGGTTTTATTGGATCTGGTAAAGACACAGTAGCAAATTATCTTGTTGCCAAACATGGATTTGTAAGAGACAGTTATGCTGGTACGCTTAAAGATGCTGTTGCACAAGTATTTGGGTGGGATAGAGAACTGTTAGAAGGACTAACACCCGAAGCCAGAGAATGGCGAGAACAAGTAGACCCGTGGTGGGCAAAACGACTGGACATGCCCCGACTCACTCCTCGGTATATGCTGCAACTTTGGGGGACAGAAGTTTGCCGTAAAGCATTTCATAATGATATATGGATTGCCAGCTTAGAAAATAGACTCCGTAAAACCACTGAAGATATTGTTATCAGTGATGTGCGTTTTCCTAATGAAATAGCTGCTATTAGAAAACACGGTGGAATCTGTGTATGGGTAAAACGTGGATCATTACCACAGTGGTATGATTGTGCGTTACGTGAAAACACCACACACGAACATAGCCAATGGCTATTAGAAGATGCCGGACAGCTTATGCCGCAACAGTATCCTGATGTGCATCACAGCGAGTGGGCTTGGATTGGGCAAGCATTCGACTACGAACTGGACAACAACGGCACAGTAGAAGATTTATACCAGCAAGTTAATAATCTGCTACAAGCGGACTCTCACGCCAAGTTGTTTTAGAGTTATCAATATCAATTCTACAGTTAGCACAAACTGACCGTAGATTTGTCCAATCATTGTTCTTGAGATTGCCGTCAATGTGAAAAACAAACATTTGATTGGCGGTTTTTGCTTTAAAATTGCAACGGTCACACGCTAATTTTTTCTTATACCCGGTCTTGATCCAACCGGGCGAAACACGATTCTTTTTACCCTTGCGTAAACAACCTGCACACATTTTCCTGTAGCGTGTTTTTTCACCTGAATGATAATTAATAGCTACAGGATTGCCATGACATGCTGCACATAATGGTCTATTCATAGTCATATTTATATATAAACCTTTCGAAAGGCACCTGTACAGCCATAAAATAATATCCTTTTAATAAATACACAAAATGTTTGTTAAAAGGAAAAAAACATGGCACTCGTATCCGCAGGTTTAGAAATTAGCGTAACAGACGAAAGTCAATACGTACCAGGAGCAGTGGGCACTATCCCACTTATTATAATGGCCACAGCGCAAGATAAAACAAATCCGTCTGGCGCTATTGCAACTGACACTACATCGGCAAGAGCTGGCAAATTATTAGCATTTAGTAGTCAGCGAGAACTTATCAGTGCTATGGGCTATCCAAGCTTTAAGCAAAGTGCAGCTGGCACCCCATTACATGGCGATGAACGCAATGAATACGGTTTGATGGCAGCTTATAGTGCGCTGGGCAACGTTAATAGAATCTATGCCATACGTGCAGACGTTGATTTAAATGCCTTAGAAGGTACCAGTGTCAGACCTACCAACCCAGTTGCTAATGGTACACATTGGTTAGACTTGTCAGAATCAACCTGGGGCATTAACGAATGGGATGCTGTAAATTCTACTTTTAGTTTAAAATCTCCTTTATTAGTAACAGACAATGCCAATGACACAACTTCAGTAGGTGGAATTAATACACCTAAAAGCAGTATTGGACAAATTGGACAGTATGCAATTGCTTGGACAGGTACCAATGCACATATGTTTTACAAAGCAGGCTCAAGTTTGCCAGTTCAAGGCGTGGTACAGGCACCTGCGACAGATTCTAAATATAACGTATGGGTAAGATTAGGTACAGCAGATTGGCAAAGATCTTGGGCCACTGTCAAAGGCACAGTTACAGTTACAGATGGTAATGCAGATCTTATTCCTGCAAGTACACCGGCTGCATCTATTACAATTAATGGCACCACAATCACGGTTGGTAATACCGGTGCAGCCAGAAGTCTAAATCAGGTGGTTACAGCTATTACTGGTATCACAGGTGTCACAGCAGCTAATGTAGGTGGTAAGCTGTTCTTGTATGCCACAAGTTTGGCAGAAAGCGTTCCAGGTACCGCAGATGGTAAAATTTTAATTGGTAACAGCTCAGGGACTCCGTTGGCTACGTTAGGAATTACAGCCGGCGAATACGCAAACACACAACTTGAATATGGAAATTTTGCTCAAATTCCAAGTTGGAGAAGCACAGATACTACACCACGACCAAGTGGTAGTGTATTTGTCAAAATTGGGGCAACAGGTAGCGGTGCCGATCAAGTAATTAAACGATACAGTGCATCAACTGGTCAGTGGTTGACTCTTGCTACAGAATTTTACGAGAGAGCCGAAGATGCGCTATTTGGTTTAGATCCAAGCGGTGGCGGTAATGGTATTGCAGCAGGCACAGTATGGGTAGGATACGATCCATTAAGAACACAAACTGGAGGATACAAGCCATTTAGACGCAGGGTTTCTGGACAAACAGTAGTAAGCGGTAGCGCCACAGCAGCCAATCCATTTACAGCAGCCGATGCGTTAATTATTGGCGTAACAGAAATTGGTTCTGCCGATATCACGGAATACACTGTGACACTGACTGGTACAAGCACAGGCAGTTTTGTAAGTGACGTATTAGCTACAAATATTCCTGAAATAAACGTAAGTGTGAGCACTTCTAATGTGATCACATTTACTCATATCTATGGAGGTGACATCTATCTTACCGACGATGTTGGAACTCCAACAGCTGATGCAGGATTTACCAGTACCACAACAGGAACTATCGTATATGGGTCAACTCTGGCACTAACTAATTGGGAAATTCCTAACAGCACCAGTTTTATTGTAACTTACAGTACCACAGAACCGTACCAAGAGCCAGCAGACGGTACTTTATGGTACTACAGTGATCCTGCTACAGTTGACATCATGATTAATGAAATTGGTGGTTGGAGATCTTATCATAGCAGCTATTACGACGGCTCTACCACAGACGCAAGAGGCTTTGATCTAAGTCTAACCGATCCTGAAGGTGTTATTATCAGTGCAAGTCAGCCTACACAACAAAGTGATGGCGTAACGGCATTAGCAGCAGGAGATTTATGGTTAGACAGTGGTGACCTTGAAAATTATCCAGTGCTGTACAGATATGATGGCTCAGACTGGATTCTGATTGATAACACCGATCAGGTAGGGCAAAATGGTATATTATTTGCTGATGCCCGTTGGGATACATCAGGTACAACTGATATTATCACTGACAGTTTACCATCAATTACTGATCTATTAGAAAGCGATTATTTAGATCAAGATGCACCTGACTTTAGATTGTATCCGCGTGGTATGTTATTGTTTAACACAAGACGCAGTGGTTACAATATCAAACAGTATGTGAGTAATAAATTTAATGCAACAGCATACCCTGATTTACCAGCCGTGCCAGGCGCCGGAGGTAGTTTGCCAGCAGTGAAAAATACATGGCAAACAGCCAGTGGGTTGAAAGACAACGGAAGTCCGTACATGGGTCGCCAAGCACAGCGTAGAATGATTACAGCAGCTATGCAGGCAGCGTTGATAGCCAGTACCGAAGTCCGTGAAGAACAATTTGCATTCAATATTATTTGTGCACCAGGTTATCCAGAAGTAATTGATGAGATGGTAGCATTAAATAACGATCGTGCAAACACAGCATTTATCATTGGCGACACACCGATGCGACTTGCACCAAATGCAATTGACATTGCCAATTGGAGCAACAACGCCAACGGTGACGGTCTGGCAATATCTGATCCTTACCTGGGCGTGTATTATCCATGCGGTCAGACAAGTGATTTGCAAGGCAACTCGATTGTAGTACCAGCCAGTCATATGGCATTACGTACAATGATTTTTAATGACAATGTAGCCTATCAATGGTTTGCTCCAGCCGGAACACGAAGAGGCTTAATTGATAATGCCAGCAGCATTGGTTATATTGATGCCAATACTGGTGAGTTTAATTTTAACAGCATACGTGTGGGACTAAGAGACACATTGTATGAAAATAGAATTAATCCTATTACAAACTTACCTGGTGTTGGTCTTGTTGTATGGGGGCAGAAAACTCGTAACCCAACTGCAAGCAGTCTGGATCGTATCAATGTTGCAAGACTGGTCAACTATATAAGAACTATTCTTGCAAATGTGGGCAATGGTTTCTTGTTTGAACCAAACGATAAAATCACTCGTGATCAGATCAAGAACGTAATTAGCGGAGCTATTAACGATCTTGTGTCAAAACGCGGTATTTACGACTATCTTGTTGTTTGTGACGATACTAACAATACACCAACACGTATTGCACGTAATGAATTGTACGTTGATATTGCAATTGAGCCTATGAAAGATGTAGAGTTTATTTACATTCCAATTCGTTTAAAGAACCCAGGTGACATTGCAGCAGGAGTATAATATGGGTAAGGGGGTGTAAAATACCCCCGAAAAATTTTGGAAAAAATTTGATAAATACCTATAACAGGAGAATATAAATGGCAATAGCCTCATTAAACAG